TTAAAAATGCAGAAAATTGTTAACATCATTGCTATTGCGTCTGGTGTTGTATCTCTTTCCGTTGTTGGTGGTGGGGTATATCTTTATACTCAAAAGGATGCCATCATAGAGTCAGTAACCCAGAAGGCACTAGGATCTATCGGATTACCTGGTGGACTTGGTAGTGCTGGTGGAGTTGGTGGTGGTGCTCTTGGTGGTGCTTTAGATTCAATTCCTGATATGTCAGCACCTGATGCTCCTTCATTACCTGTTCCTTCTACTGGACCTATCGAACTTTAAATTTAATCATGTTTACTAAGTTGAAGTCTCCTATGGAGACTAAGTATACACGTGAATATTCATCATTTAAAGAACTTATTTTAGGACCAAACTTCGGTTGGTCCTACAATGATCAGGCAACACCTGGTTACACAGAGTATGTCAATCGATCCGTAGAAAGTAATAAAGAAGACTTAGACGAAGGAGATAGACAAGAGGCACTTAGTGCTGCCGATCAATTAATCAAAGAGCAGACCAACCACGCTGGCTATCAGATGAGACAGCAGTCGAATGGGGACTTAGCGTTCTATTCTCATGGGTTTTTGCAAGGACCAAGTCCTATGCACAAGTTTTATTCCAACCCTAACTCTGAATATCTGGAGTATGTCGAGCCTGTTATTGGACAAATCTTTGAGATAAATAAAATTAACCCACAGGTTGTCTACCGTATTAATGCTAATGCGGTGCATCCAGTTGACGGTAATGTATTAACAGTACCGCATTATGATCATGAATTCCCTCATAAGAATCTACTTGTATACTTCACTGATGTAGGTGGAGACACAATTGCATTCGATGAGCATGGTAAGAAGCATGTCTTCACCCCAGAAGAGGATGATATAGTAGTCTTTGATGGACTACATTGTATGGTACCTCCTAAGAAAGGAAGACGTGTAATATTAGTAGTAACGTATCTCTAATGGACCTTCAGAAAGTAACAACAGGAGTCACAGCAGCAGCAGTCATAGGTACTGGTGCTACTATAGGTGGTGGTACCATAGTTGATAACTTTAAAGGTGGACCTGAGAAGAGAGCTACTGCCGAGGAGGTTAGACTGAGGGAGATAATCAGAGAAGAATTATACAATCAGCTAGTCAACGCATGGCCGACTACTAGTGGCCCAGTTAAGACGTTGCCAAACCCGAAGGATTACAAGGAGCAACTACCAAAATGAGTGGAGATCAAAGAGATCAGAGTTTAATCTTCTATAGTGAAGAGATGACTGTGACAAAGCAAATTTTAAAACAACATAAAAGGGATCAATCAATGAGCGACATACTCTTTCACGTATATGATAAGAAATCAGAGGTGGTAGCTCATACTCTGAGCGTTGAAGAATTGGAAGAGATGTTGAAAGATGAGAAGATCAATACAAGCAAGCATGAGATTGTCCCAGTATGGGAACCACCTTATGATGAGATATCACAGTGATCGAAACTAAATGGTCAGCACAAATATTACTCAACTCAAATAGATTAACCAAAGTAGAATTCTTCTGTCCATCTAATCTTAGAGAGGATGCAGAAGCAACAGTAAAGGCACTCTATGGTGTCACTGATGTTAGACAATTAACTAGGTTGTGGCGATGACTATCCCTCATATTAATATAAACAACACAGGTATCCCAAACATCTATGTAAATGCTACTGGGATACCTTTAATACGTTCACAAGGCACTGGTATATACCCTGTCCGTGGTGTGTTTGTTAGTGAGATACGTCCTTGGGAAGCACAAACTCATGTTACTACACCTCTAGCACCACCAGTGGTGACAGTTGTAGGTACACCTGTCGTTGACATGCCTGGTTGTGTCAAGGTACACAAAGAGAATGCTAAGAGAGATCCATCTAGTAATAAGAATCTAGTTAACGATGACCCTAAAGGTAACGTAGTATTATGTGATGCAGGTATGCCATACTATGAGCCACCAGACTATGATGCTAGAGAATTGACATGGCAGACAGTAACACCTGACCAAGAGGAGGGTGATGAAGGTTTGAATTTAGAAGAGCCTAATGTTGATGCACCAGATACACCAACTCCTGATACAAACATCCCTACTGACAAAGAAATAGAATGTCCTCCACCTAATGCTAGACGTATAGGTGATAGGAATCAGAAGGGTGATGAGCAAGTAAAAGAATATAAACTAACACCTGACGGTAAAATCTGTGAGACTATCTGGGAGCCTGTACCAGCAGTGGAACAGTTTCTACCAACAGCAGGAGTGGTAACAACTACAGCAGTCATAGCAACAGTTGCAACTACCTCTGCTTTATTTGCAAAACCACTGGCAGATCTCCTATTGAAGGTGATCAAACCAGTGGTTAAGAAGGTTATGACTAAGGTTAACTCTATTATGGGTCGTCAGACTCGGAGACCGTCCCGATCTGAAGTGTTGGCAGACCAGTACCGTCTGAAGAAGGGGTTACTTCCACTGAAGAAGACGTTGAAGAAGAAGAAGTAGAAGGGTTAATCCAATTAGGTTTAGGTAACTGATGCTCGTGAGGTACTAAAGTACCACCTGGTGCTGTTACTACTACATCAGCACAAACAGAATGATAAGGACTAGCTGGGTGGAAAAATATACCAGCTTTTTTTAATTCACCACAATTTTTAAGACGAGCTAACTCAAAGTCCAGTCTCTTATTAGATACTAACTGGTTTTGCATATTAATCTGAGCAGCAGCTGCCTCATGGCATTGCTTCATCAACTTTCTATTAAGAGGGATTGATAGTGTTGCAGAGAGACCAGCATTGAATGACTGGTTAGCAGACATGTCAGTCCTCACTGGTTTAAACCAAGTAGGAGTCATTGTTTGATTGCTTACTACGTCAGGCACACCATCAGGACCATCTAGATCCATTGTGATCTGCATGTCAGCACCATCTTCAAACCATCTACTACCATCTGACTTGGTTCTGGTGTCATACCATGTCTCCCAAGGATAGTTTTTAACTGTCACTGTAGTAGGAGTCATCTTACCACTGGTATCAGTCATATTATATTGTGGTTCATCATAAAAATCGATCCAAGGATCTTTTCTTGAATCGGCAAATTGCACATAGGGTGTTAGGTTAAACGTAGCACCCTGACACTGGACACCACCACCATAGGTGTTGGTTATGTATGGACCTTGTAAAACTTGTATTGCCTGGTTGGTTACTGAGCCCGAACTATTCGCTATCGGGTTTGCAGTAGCACTAACTCCACCAACTTCTGCTCTTGCAGGTAAGATTTGGATGCCGAGAAGTGCTGCAATTACTGGGTAAACGTACTTGTTGTGTCTGTTACGCTTCGGATGGTGGTTACTCTTTGTATTAGAGTCTGGTTGGTCATCCCTGGTCCTTGATAACTCTGTACGAATTGGAAGGCATCCCCTGGAGTCGTTATTGTGAACGTCCCCTGAGTGTTGAAGTCTAAGTTGTCGTATTGAGAGGTTACGGTGCCTGTTAATGCTCCTTCTCCCGACCCTACTGTTGGTGAGACTGTCACCGTTGATGTATTCACGTTGGGGTTTAGTGCTGCTCCATCGTTTGAAACGCCTACCCCACTCACTGTGTATTCCCATCCTGTCCTCATGTCAATCGAATTTATGGTCTCCGTGACCGTACTTTCAGTCTCCGTGTGGGATGTCATAGATCCCTGCTGAAAATTTGGTACCACGGGCACTGCGTTTGCAGCAGCACCCCCGAAACTAAGCAGTAGTAGTACTAAAACTCGTTTCATTATGTAGCATCCTTATCGTATGGTCACTTCTGTGACAAACTGTCCCGTAGCCGATGTACCTGAACCTCCAGCTGTTAGTGCCATCGCTCCAGCGGAACTAATGGTACCAGCCAAGGAACCAGCGGTACCAGGGGCAGTCGATACTGTATTACTATAACCATTTACATCACCTACATCAGCAGCAGTAGTAACGATAGCGTCACCTGTGCTTATTGATTGTGTAAAGCTGTATGCATTTCCTTGGGTCGTCTGTGCCACGTCAGGAAGTGCAAAAGTTGCTACACCTGCTGTGCTGACAGCAGATATACCGCCTAGATTACTAGCTGCACTACCACCTGACGGTGTAATAGTTGTTGAGACACCAGATCCACTGGTGCTATATGTATTTGCTGCTCTAGAAACTGAAGTATAACCCGCATCCACTTGGAGTTGTGTCGAGCTACTAAGTCTATGAGTCAGATCGGCACGTGCTGCTGTGCCACTCATCAAAATCATACCAAAAAGCAATAACGCTCTTTTCATTTATCCTAAGTAGAAGTACTTCTATTTAGCAAATAAAGTATTGTAACAAATGTACTATTTCGGATACCCCTACTGACAATGGCCGAGTATGTGTTATAAATAATAGTGTCGCCTTCGGGGACACCAATTAACACTCGCTTACTAAAGGAGGACTATTATGTCTAAGATACAGAGATACCGTGCAGCTGATTTGAATCAGTTGATGGATAAGATTTTTACTAACTCGCTAGGGCTGGATGATTACTTCGAGAGTTTCAACGCTATGGAAACTTCGAACTATCCACCCTTTAATATTGTTCACATAAACAATCACGAGTCTAGATTAGAAGTAGCACTAGCAGGTTTCACAAAGGAGGAAGTCAATGTCTTCACAGAGTATGGAAAACTTCATATCGAAGGAACCAAATCTGAACCAGATGAGGAAGAGACGTTTATCCACAGGGGATTGGCTAAGCGAACTTTCAAGAGGTCGTGGACAATCGCAGAAGACACCCACGTCACAGACGTTGCCTTCGACAACGGACTCCTCGTTATCAAGTTAGGTAAGATAGTACCTGAGCATCATGCTCGTAAGGACTACCTAACATGAAGACAGAAGATGTCGTGATGCACCCCTTATGGATAGGACCTGTGCTGATACTGGGTATGATGGTCATGATACAGACCCTTCATACCCTCACCCATTGGAGGATGGAGATAGATGCTGATGCATACTGTCGAAACAATGCTGAGTGGGTTGAGAAAAACACGTCAGATGATTACTAACATATATAATATACAACTGAAGAGACCCGATGGGTCTCTTTTTTATGGGCAAGACAATGCAAAAATGGTTAGGAATTAGTTTAGGTGCGGTATTTGGACTGTGCCATATAGGTATGATCGGGTTACTAGCAACTAGGCAATCCAATAAGGTACCATATATCAATCCTCCAGTAGGAGATTATACTTCGTATGTTATCTCAGCAGATGAAGAAGGATATAAGATCAGTTACACTGCTAACGATCCCAAGACAATGCACATCACTAAGGACATCAAAGAGAAGGGTGGTTTCTTAGGATTAGCAACAAATAAAACTCAAGTTGTTGAGGAGTATGTCATGGATGGTCAGACCAATCAGGGTGGACCTGTATCTAACAAGAGATCATGGCAAGATCCATCTACTATAGTTAAAGGTGGTGAAGTATCTGATAAGACTGTCGCCTGCATCGAAGCAGTTGGTGCTGCAAAAGGAACAGGTAGATTGGTTGGTACTAGTGTTGGTGCTAGTGCTGCCCCTGCTCTGTCTGGTATCCCCTTCATTGGTTGGGTAGCTGCAGGTTGGGTAGCAATGTTTGGCGGTGAGCAAGGTGCTAACATCGGTGGTAACATGGCAGAAGATCTAAACAAGAACTGCTAAATGGATGACTTCATAGGGGTGTTTCCTAACGCTTTCACAGATGATTTCTGTGGGAGGGTTATGGATCACTTTGATTATTGCAGGTCTAACACTACCTATGTCCGTCCTAGGACAGCAGAGGGAGTAGACCCACTAGATAAGAGTGACCATTCAATGTATCTAAATGACATTGATGAGATTAAGGAGTTGAGATTTCTCCATAGAGATTTCTCACAAGAATTCTTTGAGGGTAGTGGTAGATGTTTGCATCAATATTATAGTAAGTATTCAATACTTAATCGTATTAATACTGATCATGGACCTCGTAGTGGGGTGTTTGATCTTAAGATTCAGAAGACAGATCCAGGTGAGGGTTATCATCAGTGGCATTGTGAAAACTTTGATAGGCATTCACAGTCAAGTAGGTACCTTGCATACACAGTATACTTGAATACTGTAGAGGAAGGAGGGGAGACCGAGTTTCTATATCAGAAACGTCGTATCAAACCAGAGGCAGGTACTCTTGTTGTATTCCCATCAGGGTGGACACATGTCCACAGGGGTAAC